CTCTAGCCATATTTTTGATAAATTGTAAACCTTTTTGCACTACTTGATAATCATTTTCTAACGTCCATGCAGCCCAAACGTGCAATTCCTCGCCCATTGGTTGCAAGATAAAGAAGCCATAAAAATGGTTATTCTCTAGTATCACCCACAGCATTGCCTTTTGGTTCCAGCAATCTGTATATACATCTTCAGTAATCCAGTTCTCAGGACTTCTGCCCTTAATCTTCTCAAGACCCGGCTTAATGCTAGGCCACCATTTGCGGAGATCATCCACAGGAATATATTTAAATTCTGTCATCCAACAATTATATAGCCATAGGTTTTATTCGCAGTATTATTAGCCCAATGAGTTACCGTAGCTTGACCTTGTTGCTGTGTTGAAACATATAGATTCGTTGTGGCAGCAGGAGCTACATAAGCTACCGTTACGATAGCACTAGGAATTGCTGGTCTCGTTGGAGTTGTACTGGTTCCATAAGCCTCTATAGAAACCCCAATATCGCTAGGTCTCCACATAATCTGAGCATAGTCTCCAGCGTTCATCTCAATAAAATAATTCATTGCCACAATGACATGAGATGGATCGCCAGAACTTTTCCTAGCTTGCATACCAAAACGGCTATTGGATTTAGCTACATCAGAGCCATTTTTCCTAAACCAAATATCTACATCTTGAGTATCGTTAGTTGTATTCTTAAATTGCAATGAAAACTGAATATTGTAAATTCCGTAATTTCTTACATTCAGCCTAGAACTATTAGATAGATATATTCCGTTTTCGTAATCTGTTGTATCAAACGTAATTGTGTAGGCTGTAGTTGTATTGGCAGCCGTTTGATCTGTAGAATCCTGAAACGCCCCATAAGGCGCTGAATCATTTTCTGCTGCTGTGGATAGCGGGACAAAGAAAATCAGGCTGTCGTAGCCTATACGCTCGTCGTAGAGCGTAGTTGTAGTGGCATTGCCAGTGGCTAAGGTAAGTTCTCCAGTATTATTGGTCTTACCATCCATAATTCCACGGACAACCTCAGCAACGGATCGCTGATCGCCTCCAAATGGCGGTAATGTGCGAAATTGCCTCATCGAGTACCCTGTTTCACCAGATCAACTTCAACGCCTACTGCTGTTTTCCAGTTTGAGCCAGTTGGAGTCAGATTTAGACGGTGATATTTGCCATTACTCCGCAAACTCACACGATTTTCGCTATCAGCAGCCGTACTTGTGCCAAATTCAACCTGATCTGAGAGATTATTACGGCTTGCAATGGCTACAGAACCACTACCCTTGTCCACAATCGGCTTTGCCAGAGTAACAATTGACTGTCCTACGCTAATATCACCAGTGGAAATGCTCGCAGTCTTAGGCTGACCAGAAAAAGCAATGATCTTTTGACCAGAAACACCTGCAAATAGAAGCTGACCACCTGCAAATACACGAGAATCCAACGAAATATCCAGCGCATCAATGCTCGTATTGTAATTATCTACCTGCTCTAACGTAGCTGAAGGAGTTAATACATAAGCAATAGATGTCGCAGTAGTCTCAGCATAAGACCATCTACCTAAATCAATGGAATAAATCAGCAAATACTTACTACCAAACGTATTATTAAACTTCCATATTATCAATTTATTAACTGGATCAACCGTAGCACTCATTCCTGAGTATATTTCGTTAGGAATGGCATTATCAAAGAACCAGCGGTTTACTTTTTCAGTGCCGATATTCTTGGTAGATTGCCCATCACAAGCATAAAAACCATCATCAGCAAGGAAATAAGTCAGGTTGCCATACTGAGCTATGGAGCCATTAGAAATACAGCCTAAAGACCTAGAAATAGCGTCAAATTGGAAGAAAAACGGAGAGCCTGTATAACTCATCCGATAGATAGCTCGTTCCAAGAAGATCAGACCATATTCACCACCAGCCAAGCCAGTAATATCACCACCATCAGGAAGTATCTGGGTATCTGACTGAGATGCAGCACTAGGAGTCCAGTCTGTTTCATCGTTAATATCAGACCAGTAAACCTTACTTGTGTCTGTACCGTCATTAGCCGCAACCACAAAGTCACGGACTACGGTTACATATTTAGCCGTAGGAGCAGCAGCAGCGAGATTGGCAAAGCTAGTTGATGAATTCAGCGTCCATGCCTGTAACTTATCCTGACCATTAGCCAAAATCATCTTTGCGCCAAATTGAGTTACATCCCAACCTTCTACAGCCGTATATCCAGTAGTCGTAGCAGCATCCAAACTAGCATCACTGCTATCAAACTTGTAAATCTGTGTAGCACTAGCTGCAAATAACGTACTTGCACCACCAAACTTACCAGCAAATGTTACCAATAACGTAGCACCAGCAGCATCTGAATAATCAGCTTCACTCTTAATAGGAGCATACCCGTTAGCAACTGGATAACAGTTCTTAGCGTCTGTTACCGCGCCTGTTACGCCGGGTTGATCTGGGAGCCACTCACCAAAAGCTATTTTCTGCATTATTCCTCCGCTGGCTCCGGTACGTTGCCTTCTTCAAGCCACTTTAAATACGCTTGGTAATCCGTGTTGGCTGGATCGAATGGGATAAAAGCGTTGTCGGCTAGACGCTGCACAGAATCGTAATTTGTAAGTTTGTACATAGTCATAACTCAATAGAAGCAGTCCAATTTACATAAGCAGGGTCACCACTAGCCCCACCACTATTTGTTGTACCCTGAACTTCCATTCCACTATCCAATGTGTTTACCGCAGTTGTCCCAGAATAATCTGCTGATGCCGTAGTTATTTGGGATGCTGTACCGCCAGACCTTGGGTTATAGAAGGTAATGGTAGGTTGCGCTCGTTTTGTTACAGCCCATTTAAGCGGGTATCTCATTAAAAGAGATGAGCCTCTAAAGTTGGAACCAATAAAAAAGTATTCTGCTGTACCGCCAGCAACCGCTGATCCTTG